AATTCAAGATAGTTTACAGATTTCTGTGCATCTTTCTTGAATTTGTTGTAATGATCATCTGCATACTGAAGACACTCTCGTTTGTAGTTTTTTCTATCTTCGTCTTGATCTTCGTAAAAAGAGAAGAATCCTTCAAGATCACTTTGAATTGTAGAGTGAGAAACTAGAAGTTTGTCAATTTCTACTTTAGGAAGACCAAGGTAAACCCACTCCTTAGCGTCATCATCAACTAAGTCTTCTAGTGATTCTTGTAATGCTTTATCTGTAATACTCTCAGTTTCATCTACTGATTGATCAAAGTCATTGAATAGATCATGTCCATCGCCACCGATAGGTTCCGAGTAATTACTAAGACCTTCTGATAGATCCTCAAGAGGATTCTCTGAACTATCCCATGGTTGATTAGGATCAATCTCAGGTGCAGATGTTTCTTCTTCAGAATAATCTTTCTCGCTGACGTCCATTTCTGTAGAGGAATCTCCACCACTCATATTACCATCACCATTACCAATCTCAATCTCAGTTTCTATATCTTCATTCTCTGCTTGCTTTTCTTTTGCCCAACCGTATAGATCTCTAGCAAGGTCTACCACATCTTGAAATGTTTCAGTTTTTCCAGTTCTGTCTACCCATTCTTTCTCTTCATCTGAAAAAGGAATATTTAGATTACCTTTGAAGTAAAGATTGATGCGATCAATCAGTGATAGATTCTCATGATCCTCATGTTTAACACCGAAGAAATCTTGATCCCATAATTCTTTGTATCCGTCAAAGAAAGACTTACGAAGACCAGGATAGGTACGCTTCATTAGTTTTTCAATACGAGCATCTTCAAGAACATTGATGAATGCTTTAGGAACATCTTTACCCCAATCATCTGCAGGAGTGTAAAGTGCATGTCCTACCTCATGACCTACAAGTAGATCGTAAACAGTGTTTGAGGCAGACTTCCAGATAGGAAGGCAAAGAACACGATTCTCAACATCGAAGTATGCAGTTGTAACCTGACGGTGCTCAACTGTTAGGTTTTCTGTTGCTAGTAGTTTAGCGAGTGTTCCTTTTACTTCTTGATTGATCATGTGTCTGTGTTTCGTATATACCTATTATAGCAGACTCATGATCAATGTGCCACTTACTGTGCCACTTTTTTAACTGGCATATAAGATGGAGGAACATGATGATCATTCCAGTGTCTTATGTTACCTGCTACAATAAAACAGTTAGTAACTACTAACTGAATAAAAATAAATGTTCGGATTAAAGCAATCCAATCTGCTTCTTTATCTGAGTTTCCAGACTTGTCTCCAAGTGCTTTTGCCCATACTCTCCAAACTTTACGAGTCGTCTGACATACGCGAGAAATCATTAATCTTTTCAAATCTAAGTGTCCTTAGGAATTTGTCTAACAAGACATCACCTTTGTGCGAGATAACAAATATGTTACTTGAAATACCCAAAGCATGAAGAATTTTTAAAAGTTCATTCGTTCCTTCTGCGTCCAAAGAACTATCAAATACTTCATCAAGTATGAGTAAATTAGTAGCAACACTATTTTTCATACGAGCAACTTCTCTCCATGTAAATAGCAATGCTAAATCAATTTTTGCTTTTTCACCTTCAGAAAAAGATGAATATGAAAATTCATCTCTAAATCTACTTTTAATTACTTCTTTAAATTCTTCATCAAGTGTGAAGTTAACAAAGAAGTCCATACTGTGCAGGTATTTATTGATTAAATTATTAAAAATAGGAACATACTTTTTAATAATTTGACTTTTAATACCAGAGTCCTTTAACAAATTACCTATAACTTTAAATTCATCAAGAGTCTGATGAATCTTTCCACAATCTTTTTGAGTTTCTTCTAATTCTTTTTGAAACTTAACTAGAGATAGTTTTTCTTCTCTAATTTTAGGAGTGTTTGTTTGTAGTTCTAGTATCTCTTCATTGATTTTAAGATTCTCTGTCTCCAAACGTACGATCTCTCTTTCTGTAGAGGATACTTTACTACGAGTTTCCATGATACTTCTAGAGAGAGTCTCCATTTTCTCTACAACACTAACAGCATCAGCAATTTTATTAGTCAAACCCTTAAAATCTTTTGTAAGATTCTTACCTTTAGTTTCTAGATTACCAATCATTGATTCTTTGAAATCACTTCCAATACCTTGAGAGCAGGTAGGACACTCATCATGTGATTTAAAAAACTTAAGTTGTTTAGCAGCAGATTTTAACTCTGAATTGATATCAGATTGTTCTTGACGAAGATCATCCAATACTACTTTATGATCATCTACATTCTTTAAACCTAAGGTAAGACTTTCTACTTCTTCTTTTAGAATATCACGTTGTTCTTCTTCCGACTTAATCCTTTCCTTGTTATTTTTAATTTTACTTTTCTTATCTTTCTGACGAGTTGCACTTACATCAGCAAGAGTGCTAATAATTCTTTCTTGATTGTTTACACGTTCCTCTGCAATATGAAGTAGATGATCACAATCACGTTGTTGTGACATTGCATTTCTAACACGATCTTTTAGGATCGTATTCATTTGGGAGAAGATGTTGATGTCAAGTAAATCTTCAATAACTTCTCTCCTGACAGGTGCGTTGAGTTGCATGAAGGGGACAAATGTGGATGAACCCAAGATAACGACCTGTGTGAAGGACTTGAAATTGAGTTTGAGAACGGACTGTTCGAGATACTTCTGCGTGTCTTTGGCAGCAGCATCTTGGTCAACCATTTTATTGTTTTTGTAGACCTCGAATATATTAGGTTTCGCTCCACGAAAGACGCGATACTCATCAACACCAATAGAGAATAATACTTCAACTTTAAGACCTTTTTCATTGATACTATTTACTAACTGTCCTCTACTAATTTTTCTAAATGGTTTATTGAATAGAACAAAACACAAAGCATCTAGAAGTGTAGATTTACCTGCACCATTTGCACCAACAATAAGAGTTGATGGAGATTCATTCAAACTAATTTCTGTCCATTGATCACCAGTGGAAAGAAAATTCTTCCACTTAATATTTTCAAAAACAATCATTTATCAAATTTGATTTTTGGTATGAGTAAGTCAGTAGGTTCTATTATAGCATAAGAATACCCATAATTACCACAATTCATGGCAACAATTTCTGGATCTACTTCCAGAATGTCAAGTTCTTGTTTAAAATCATCTGCCTCTAGAAGTACGATGTATCTTTCTGCATCATCTTTCTCTGCAAAAACAAGCACGTTTTTATTACCCTTTTCGTCGTTTGACTTAGAGTTAGCATAAACACCACCAGTTTTTTTATCAGTAAGAACAAACATTATAGTTCTGATGCCTCTACATATAGTGATCGCATGACAGACTTAACGTTAGGTTTACTCACTCTTAAATCTATCTCATCTATATATTTGTCCAACAACGTCATTGTGTCTTCGGTTTCTAGCACTTCACTTCCATTCTCCAGTTCCACACTGAGATCTTCAACAATCTTAAGATCTGCACAACCCATATCTTGTATGCGTTTTACATTGTAGTCAAACTTCTGATAATCTCCTTTATCTTCTACAATTAATTTGACGAATGATCCTCTGATTTCTGATTCGTCTGGGAGAGACACTCCAGAATTATAATACAGTTTATAAAAAACATCAAAGGGATTCCTATAAAAAGTAGTTTTAAGAGTGTCCGTATCAAAGACGTGAAAACCTCTTTTCGCTGCGTAGTCATTCCAATATAGTTGATAAGGATTACCTAAGTATCTGATATTACCTTTAGTAGATTTCTGATGATAGTGTCCAGAGAAAACTCTTTTAAATTTACTAAACACATTGGGATCCATCCCACCTTCCATCACATGACCTGGATGAGCCTCAAAACCGTTAAGCTCCAGATGACCCATGCAGACAGGGGCATCAGATTCTTGGATAACTTTGAGAAATCTTTCGCGATTGTCATCACAAATCCAAGAAAGGAGAAGAATAGGTAGACCATCAAAAGTGACAGTATCGTGGTCATCAATGATTGTGATGTTGTCGTACCCTCTGAGTAATTCATTTGGGGCATTAACTCGTAGAGTATTTTTGTAGTATATGTCATGGTTGCCAACAAGCATGGTCATGGGGATACCCATATCTCTTAATGGATCAAACCACATTTCTTTTGATTCGTTTAGAGACATAAAGTTAATGAATCTACGACGATCGAAAGTATCACCCAAACAAAGGATCTGTTTAATACCAGATGCTTTGATAAAAGGAATTACAATGTTGTTATAAAACTTTTTGTAATGATTGATAAAATGCTGATTGTCATTACGAACTCCAAAGTGTTGATCTGTGATTAATAGAATCTTCATCGTTTAGAATTCATTTCGACACGGGACTTAATTTGATTATACTCTGAACTTGCGTCTCCGTCAACTGTGAATACATGATCGTATCCAGATTTTTCTATGATCTTTTCTTTTATATCCATCTGTCTTTTCTCTTTAGCAATTCTTCTTAGGAAAGCATAGTATACGATTTGAGTAAAATATGCAAAGGGGTTTCTACTCTTGGCAGGATCAAAGTTATCGATATACTGAATACAGTTTTCAATACCATCACATACCATATCATCTTTATACATGTAATTAATAAAGTTTGGTCTATATGATAGATGAGTAGCAATCTTTAAAAAGCAACCACCAATATAATTATTGACACGAGGTTTTGGTAGACCTTTTTCTTTTGCATGATCTACTTTCTCTTTATACTTAATGATAGCAGCAAGAAACTCTTGATTATCTACATAATGCTGTCGCTTTTTGGGGGAAGATTTCTTCATACAAATTTTTCTTTGTTTTAATTATAACAACACTTGACAAACCTGTCAAGGACAAGTATACTAACACTGTAAGGGTTCAGAGAAAATATAAGTTACTTCTTGTATAGTTTTTCTAGTAAAGCACGGATGTCTTTTGTGTTTCCTAGATACCCTTCGGCAATCGAGGGCGGAACTTGACGTTCTTTCATTTGCTTTCCATGTGCATCTTCGCCGATGATGTATGCATCGTACATGAGTTTGACAGGTTTACTCATTGTTGCCATGGTCATGATATCTTTCTCTCTTAAAATAAAAAATTCTTCGTCAGACATTGGAATCCATTTACTGAAACCCATGCCCCTTAATATTTTTTGCTCGCCGACGTCCTTAGTAATTGGCAATACGCTAACAGGATCAGACATGAAAATTAAACTCTCTCCACGATCCTCTGTCATAACTGCCTTAGCAAGGATCTCCTCCCCACTAACCAGTTTGAATATACCGTGAAATTCTTCGTCGTGTTTTGCGTAGTTAATCATAAGCTTTTACTTTTACATCTATGATCTCATACTGAAATTTTTCTTCATTATAAATCTTGACTCTCTCCATCAGGTGATTCAACGTGTAGTTGTTGCCCCTGTCTGTTGAGATATCATCAGCAATATCATATAGAGTTGCTTTTGATTTATTGTCTCCCTTCCGCAATACTCGTCCAATAGACTGTAAATTACGAATCCGAGATTTAGAAGGAGAAGCAAAAATAACATTGTGTAATCTTTTAATATTGATGCCAGTAGAGAACGTACCATACGATGCAATAATGATTGCATTGTCTGATGCCTCTGTCAGCATGCGAATTTCTTCGCGATCATCGACATCTACACCCCCATGAACAAAGAACACGGGTCTGTCTGTGTAACTATTTATCAATTTGTAAAGAGGTTCACCATGTCGTTCTACATAATTGAAAAGCACAAGGGTATTTCCTTTGAGGTCACACGCAAGATTACGGATAAATCTATTCCTTCCTTCGTGTTCAACTAGATAATCAATTTCATCTTGATATCCTTCAAATAGTTTTTCGTCATGTTTTAAAAGAACTACCTTAACTTTTAATTTAGCAATGTGCCCTTCTTTCATCAATTGATTAGTTCTAGTAACTTGAGAGCATCTACCAAATAAACCTTCTAATACAAGTTGATTGACATTGGCACCGTCTAGTGTTCCTGTAAATCCAATACGGTATTTACAATCATGCAACTTACCCATCAATGTGCTTAGAGATTTTGCTTTGAACTGGTGTGCTTCATCAC